CATGCCCGCAGATTTTGCAATCCACTAAAATAAGCCCTTAAAAGGAACCTTTTTAATTTGTACTTTACTTCTTTGTCCTTTTGGTCCAGCACCTAAGTTTTGTGTAACCTTCGGTCCTTCCATACTAGTCGTGTATAGATCAACAATTTTTTGTTCATTTACAAATTTTCCTGCATAAGGATTCATGTCATTACTAACAGTCATCTTTGCATTCGCATATTTAGAACCATTGATGTATTTTGGTTTTGGGTTGTTCAATGACATCTTATCTCCTAATGTATAGTTGGTTTAGTCTCATCTAATTGTTGTAACGTATGTTCCATAAATAGTAAAGCATCATCATCTGAAAATCCTTTAGAACAAAAAAGTTCTTTAGTTTTTACCATTAAAGCCTCTGCCATGATTAATGCTTGTTCAGGAGATTTTACGGTTTCTTTAATTTGCACGTCTAATTCTTTTAAATACGAATCAAAAATATTTTGTGGGGTTAAAAATATTTTCATTTAGAATTTTTATATTGAAAACCTGGTCCATCACCCTTAGCGTCAAGTTTTTTAAGATTAATGTTTGCTCTAAGTTGCGCAATATCCTCTTGAGAGTCAATTCTTGCATTATCTATAGCGTCTTTTTGTTGTAATTTTTGTTGCTCAAAACCAAGTCTTTGTTGATCGTATTTTAATTCTGCTTGATCTTTCATTGCTCGTTGCTGTAACTCTTGTTGTTTAAGAGCTACTACAGGGTCTGGTTCTCCTGCACCGCTCATTTGTGCCTGTAATTGTTGTACTTCACCCATGAATTGTGCCTCTAATGTGGCAATCTGTGCTTGAGCCATTAACTCTAGATCTCCGCCTTCTGCTGTTTCACCCATTTGTTGTTCTGCTTGCTCTATTTGTTGAGCTACTGCTTCTTTTGCCTTAATTGTAACATGTTGTAAGATATGTTTATTTAATTCAACACCTATCTGAGGCATTAATTGTACTATTGGGGATAATCCAAAGAGTAAATGTGCTTGAATATGAGCATCATGATTTTGTCCTTCATACGCTTCAATTTTATCTTCTTCTATTAATTTACGGTTCTCCATGGATGGGCTCATTGGTTCAGGTTTCTCGAGTTTCATAATTTTATCGATATCCGAAACGCCCAAAGCCTCGTACATGCGAATATAAGCTTCTTTCACATTGTGTAATTGAGGCGCACTCGTTGCCATCTGAAGCTGAGTTTGTGCTAACTGAATGCGTTGTGCCATGGAGAATATGTTCGGATCAGCGACAGGTATAATGTCGACGCGTTCATCGAAATCTGTTTGTTTAATAGATTTATCTCCTCCAACAACCGCATAAGGATATTCCTCAGGAAGATATGTTTGAATAACTTTGGCTAATAATTTAAATTCTGTTTGCATTGCATAGTACATTCTTTTGTGAATGCTACTCATGATACGCGAACCGCGTTCTAATAATGCAATAGTCGTTCCAACAGGCGCTCCTTGATTTCCGTCACCTACTTGCATGTCTGCTATTTGTGCAAAACGTTGTCCAGCTTGTACAACAAAACCAAGTAAACCAAATAATGTTTGTGATGGTTCTTTGTAAGGTAGAGGCATTAATCCTTCTCGAATTGCACCAGACGGTGCATCAACATCTCTAAATTCTCCTGGCTGTAAAGGTTGATCATTGTCAGCGATCCGTAGACCGCGTGCCTTGAAACCCGCAGGAAGATTAGCTAATGTTCCAGCATCAATTAATTGACGTAATGCTTGTGTCGCGGTACGCGATAAGCCGCCAATTAAATGTATTAAACCAAAACCGTAAAACCCTAAACCAGGTAAAAATTTATAATGAACAAAGTATTGTTTCTTTTTAAATAATGGATCGTTTTCGTCATAGTTACGGCGAACAGCTAAAATTTTTCCTGAAGTCTCATCTAATGTTACAATATAGGGAAGTTTAATTCCTGTTTCTTCTCCATCTTGTTTATCTTCATAACCAAACAAATCTAAGTCAACATGAAACTCTAAAATACAAACTGTATCCGAAGCACCTGTTGGTTGAATTCCATCTAAGTTATTAATAGCGTCTTTAATGTTTCCTGTACTATAAGAAGGAGTACTAGGAGGAGCTGGATTAATATCTATATCTCGGTAAAATCCTGCTACTTGTTTTTTTCGTACATCGTTTTCGGATAACCTAACAACGTGAGTTACTCTCTCACATGAATTTAAATCACTAGCTGTATAAGGAACAACGAGATCTTCTGCGGGAATAAATTTAGATACGGCTCTTCCAAGTTGTGCGTCGTAATATACTTTTTTAAATGTAGATCCACTCAAAGGTAAATAAAATAACATTTGATCTAACTCTGGTGTATACTCTTCCATCACTTGCGTGATTTGATAATTCATAAATTCTTTTACGCGTTGTGCTTGTTGGTACACTTCTACTGATTCTTTTCCTACAACACGTGTTCTCACAGGACCATCAGACGGCATCATTTCTTTAAATGCGGTTGAACTAAATTGTGTAACGGCTTCTGCTAAAAGAGGGTGTGTAACGGAACTCGCACCACGAAACGGTCTTGTTCTTTCTTCAAACTTAACTCCTAGTAAATCTAATCCTTGTGTATATGTTGAGGCCCACTCTTCGCGTGACGCTCTATCGTTTTCGTAGTCTCCCATAAGATCACTAGAAATAACACCAAGATCACCATCATCCATGTTTTCCGCTAAGTTACCATAGAAATCTTGTTCTATTGGTTCATCATCAACAATAGTTTCTTCTGTAACTATTTCTATTTCAACAGGTTCTTCGTTTTCAATTGCCTCTTCGATTGTTTCGCCGACAACTGCTTGAATCTTTTGATCAATATTATTTTCAACCATTATTTTTTATAACCTATTAATGTCTATAAAGCCACCAAAATGAAATGTTGGTATCTCAATGGTACCTCCTTTGCTTTTTAGCTTAATCTTATTTTTATTTAATAAGTTTATGACTTTTGGGAGGCTGAGGATTTTTCCGTAGTCTTCTTCTTTTGAGGAAGAGACGGATTTGAGGATTTCGATGAAGAGGCCGAAATTGTCATTGTTGAAGTCGGAAGACCCATTTGCTTCCATTCTGTTGCCGTAACCTTTCTTAAACTCATTTGTGTATCCTTTTTTAGATTTTATAGTTTCACTAATTAATTCAGAAGGAATATAGACCATTTCTTTATCTTCTCCAAATACTTTATTAACCGCAGATGTAAGTTTTTCTTCATTTAATAAAGAAAATAAAGGAAGATTATTATTTATTATAGCTTGAGCTATGAAACCGCCAGGAACATTACTAATAACAAAATCTGTTCCTGTTAATTGATGAAGTTTTTTTAAATCGTCTTGTGTATAATTAGATTTTATGTAGAGTTGAATAGTTGATTTAGCATCAGGATTAACTTTTGTTCCTTCTTGTAATACTTGAAAATTATTAACATCCATTGATTTTATGTCTAGGTTTTCCCCTAATAAAGATAATACTTCAAATCGTTGATCTTTTGTTAATGGAACTGATTCTTCTTTAAATTTACCATCAGATTGTAAAACTTTTGTTTTAACAGTTAAAGGAATGATAACATTAAAATTAGACCTACCATCAGAGGTTCCTGCTCCTATAGACATTCTAGATACTTCTGCTTTTCTTCCTAAAACAAAAGAAATTAAATTCTCTATTATAGAAGGTTTTTTATCTTTTTTAGCAATTAATTTAGTTAAATGGCTTCTATGAGCTGTATTAATTTTCTGCATTAGAACAGAGTCATTTGGAAAATTAGTAATTAACTGTTCTATTTTTTTACCATTAGGTTTAATATATTCACCTACTTCAATAGTTGCTTTCATAGAATCCGTATAAGGCTTAACAGTTGATTGTAATCTTTCTACAAAATTAGGATCCATTAATTCTTCTCTATTTAAAAAACCATCTTTAAAACCAAATCCTTGATCTTGTAAATCATTCACTAGTTTTTTCCCCATTTGAGCATAGTTTGTAGCACCACCTAAATTTTTACTTTCTCTAAAAGCTGACCATAATTTTGCTTGTAATTCAAAAGGCTGTAACTGTTCTTCTTCAGGTAATGTTTTATTTACTTGATCCGTTAATTGCCCTAATGCTTCTGTTACTAAGGCATAAAGCTCAGGCTTAGATGTTAGCATCTTTTGATCAATTCCAAATATTTCAGACATCTGTAAATCAATAACGGTATTCGGTTCGCGATCCGACAGACCGTTAAAATATTTAAAGGTATCAACATAGTTACCAAACTTAGGGCTGTTAATATCATTCTCGGGATTTAATAAAAATTTATTTAAAGATGCTGCTTGACGAAACCCTATACGAATAGGTCTATCATTAAGATGATCAGAGAACACACCAATAGCAACATTTAAATTTTGATAAGGAGTTAAGCCTCCAGACGTAACGGACAATATATCATAGAAATCATTTTGTTCTTCAGGAGTAAAGTCTTGCAAAAAATTATCTAACCACTGACTTCCTTTTTGATACCAATATCTCTCATCTGATCCTCCTTCTAATGCTTTATTTATTAGATCTAAATCAGGTAATTTAAATCCACTATTATTAGCTAGTTCAAAAACATCAATATTAGTATTTTTATTTATTTCTTTAATTGTATTTTGTTTAACATCATTTAATGTTTTTACGTTAAATTTATAGTCAATAATAGGGGCTTCCTTATTTAAATAATCAATTTCTCGAAGATCTACTTCTCCATTAATTTTATCAGGAACAAGAGCTTCAATGTAAAACTTTGTGTTTTTGTCTTTGGCTAAAAATTTTTTAGGGTCAATTGTTTCTACGCTAAAGTCTTCTTTTTGAGGATCGCTTTGATTTAAAGAAAATTTTTTCTTCTCCTCTATTTCTTTGTATTTATCTTTAAGCTTGTTAACTCCTTTATCAATCAATTCATCTGTACCTTCTCTCGCGAGTCGTTTGGCATACTGTTCGGCAGTTTCATAAACAATAGTTGTTTCATCGGGGTCTTCCTCAGGATCTTCGGGAGGTAGATCAGGTAAAGGAGGTATTTCATTCCCTTCTTGATCTATTGTTTTTTTTACTTCCTCATCTTTTTTTATTGTTTCAAGGATAATTCCGCTAAGATCCGTGTTCTCTGTGACAGGTTTTGGTAAATAACTATCCCCGTATGTTTTAAATTCTTTAATTCTTTTAAGTTCTGCTTGTTTAGGAAACAAGTCTTCGTAAGCAGTTAAATCGCTAGGATCATAATCATAAGTAGATAAATCAATATTATTTTCAATGGAAAGATTAGCAAGAAAAGGAACGGTTACGCCTAAGCTTGCAGCTAAGGTAACTACTAAAGGTATAGCTTGTACTGCCATTTAATAATACTCGGGTTGTTGTTCGTAAATAGGTTTAATTGGGTCTTCATAATCATCCTTTAATACAATAAAATTACCTTGACGATAACGCATTAAGGCTTGCGTCATACTATCAACTAAATCATCATGCTCACCATAAGGGAATGCCGCACATTCTTCAATCATTTCTTCGGCAAACTTTTTTCCTTCAGGAGCCCACACTTGTCCCGATTCAAAAATAGGAGACACGGCATTAACTCTTGTTAACTTATCATTACCACGTGACGGCGAATAACTTACCACAGGAATTCCTACTTGTCTAAGCTCTTGTATTAAAGGCATACCACTTGCTTTTGCTTCAACAATAATTGTTTCAGGTTCCCAGTACTCATATTGTTTTAAAGCTTCTTTTTTTAATTCAGGAAATTCCCAACGTTCTTTGATACAATCAAGCAAAATAATATTGTCTTCATTAAATCCTGATTTAAAAATTCCCCATGTACTAATGGCACTAAAATCAGATTTTTCTTTTTTACTGAACGCTGTATCATAACTTTGTATGATATGAACAAGTTGAGGCATGTCTTCTTTTTCCCACATTTTCCACCATTCGCGTTTAATGATAGCTCCTTCTTGAGATGTTGGTTGTTGTTGATATTGCGCCTCCCACGACATAACAGGTAAATTGGCTTTAATTTTTTCTAGCTCATCTTGCTTCCAGTACTGAGGCCAAATAGGTTTACCACTTGGAAGTAAAGCTGGAAACTCAACTACCTCCCATTGATCCGCTTTTGTTTCTGCTTGTTGTTTTATTAAACGACCCGTTAGATCGCGTTCCGACCACCGTGTCATAACAACAACTATTGCTCCGCCTGGTTGTAAACGTTGCCTTGGTCCTGACATATACCAGTCAAATGCATTATCAAAATTAGTTTCACTGATACTTTGCTCTGAATGAGGATCATCAATAATTAACAAATCTGCACCACGTCCAGTAATTGCACCTCCAATACCCGCACCAAAGTACTCACCCGCATGATTTGTTTCCCAACGCCCCGATGCTTTACTATCTGCTCGCAAATGAACATCTTTAAATATTTTTTTATATCCATCATCATCCATAAGGTTACGCATTTTTCTACCAAAACGATATGAAAGCTCTGCTGTGTGAGTTGCTTGAATTATTTTTGTTTTTGGTTTTTTACCCATCAACCAAGCAGGAAATAAGTACGAAGCAAATTCTGATTTAGTGTGTCTTGGAGGCATATTAACAATTAATCGTTTTAATTTACCTGAGGCTATGTCTTCAAATTTTTGAGCCATGACATTATGATGATATCCATCAATAAATTCAGGCCAAACCATTTTAACGAAATGCATAAAACTATCATTTGCTTTTGCTGCATCATCTTGCATCGCAATTGCTAGCAATATCCTCAATTCTTCGTCGGAATACTTTTCAAATTTATTATTTTTTTCACCCATAGGGACTCCTAACCCTTTATACTAAAAAAAAGGGGTATACCCTAATAAAATTACTTTCATATGAAATATTGGTGGCTGAAAATTTGAAACATGGTCTTAGCCCACTCGCCGTGCGTTACCGTGGGTGAAATGAGGTGGTAGGTAATGGCGGAAACAAGCCGTTTTTTTCATAATCCACAGGTACCCTAACGTTTTTAATAAATAATCCCAGTAATCCGCCATAAACGAGACGCTTAACCGCGAACCGCGAAAAAAGCCCAGAGTTCTGCGGTTTATTAGCTAAATCGATTTATATGTTACGATAACTACAATTATCGTACGCTTATAATGGCGGATTACCTAGGTTTTTTGGGTCGCGAACCGTGAACCGCCTGCAAGTATCTACATATGGTATGCCAGCCTTCCGCGGTTGGCGGTTCGTTGACACCGTTTTCTAGGAGATCCAGCGAAATCCTTGTTTCATACAGTTTTATACTGTCTGAGCGAAGGGGCTTCGCGTGTTCTTTAATAACGATAATATAGCTGGATCCACCTGTATCCTTCCATAGTTTTATTCCCATAGATATTTGATGAGGGCTAAGCTTAATCTTGTTACCAATTGCAACCTTAGCTTCTACAAAGATTGTATCTAATTGTGGTGACACACCAATCAAGTCTGGGAAACCAGCCATAGTTGTAGTCTCAATCCTCATCCAGTTATAAATGGTAAGGTTTCTCTTAATTAGTTTAACAAACTGTGCTTCTTTCATTCTATCGCTTTGTCTTTATTTCTATTGAAAGAATAGGGTCACGCAAATACTAATTACTTTTCTTCTTCTTGCTCAATTAGTTTCATGTCTTTTTCTTCTGTTGCTGGCTCCTCGTGTTCAATAACATTCTCTTCATTAACAATAGGTATTCCTTTTTTCTGGATCTCATTAAGTTGTTTTAAGAGTTGTTCTCTCGGTAAGTTTTCAATGGCACTCTCCATCCTTATCGTTGGGTCATACAATCCTCCAGCCTTACCTCTCAGCGCCTCAGCATTTATAGATGCAGAGTAATGCTTCTCTTCTTCTGCTCTCTTGCCTAAGTCATCTAGTCTGGCCAAATGTCTATCCATATTCACAGCATATTTTTGCTGTTGTTCTTTTTTCATATCGTAGATAGCTTCTGCAACCAACGGGTTTTTGTTTGGGTCCTGCAACTCGTACGCAGTTTTTCTTGCAACAGACTCAGCATACCCTGCACGTCTTGCAGACTCTGAAGCAGATTGTGCTCCTAATAAAGTTCTGGTGCAAAACTCATATACAAATCTTAATTGCTTCGGAGTCAGTTTAGTTTTTCTTCTTCTGTCTATACTATTATTCATACCCTATTCTTTTTTATTTTTATTTAACATTTATCCTTCGTGGTAGCTAGAAGTTTTTCCTTGTTTTCTGTCATTGTTACTTTTTACCTTACACTTCAAGTGTAATCCTTACACTTCAAAAAAGCGAGTAGTGTAAGCGTGTATCCCTTACTCACACTCAAAAAACACTCATCCTTACACTACTTACACTTGTTTCACTTATTTTTTTTATTTTTATTTTATACCCCCTACAAAAGGTACTTATAGTGTAAGGCGAAACACGGAGCGCGAACCACAAGTAACTCAACACACTTGATTATAAATGAATACTGATTAATGTCTCCTGAGAAACAATAGAAGGAAGGCATGAATAATATAACAGCGAAGACTTGCACACGTTGCAAGAAGATTAAAGCAGTAGAACTCTTTGATAAAAAAGCAGCTAATAAAACTGATGGGCGCAAGTCCTGGTGTAAAGAATGTTCCTCGAAGCATTCAGCGAAAGTTTGGAGTGCTTATAAAAAAGACAAAGACAACGCATCGTTGAGCGCGAGCCCTTATAAGTTTTTAAAACATTGGTTATGTGATATTAGAAAAACAGGAATAACGTACAACAGACGAAGACATCCTGTTGATCCTCATTTAGATATGGAAGACTTACTAGAGTTATGGGAAAAACAAAAAGGTAAATGTGCTTTAACAAATGTTAACATGACACACATTAAAGGAGCAGGAAGAGTTGATACAAATATTTCTATTGATCGTATCAATGGTGACATCAAAAAATACACAAGAGATAACATACAATTAGTTTGTTATCGCGTTAATATGATGAAGCATAAAATGGGAGAAAAAGATCTTAATTGGTGGTGTAACGCGGTTATCGAAGCATCCAAATAGCCCCAGAAAACCGCCATAAATTAGATAAGTGTTTACCCCTATGTAATATAATATAATATAAAGTTAAATAAACAGAAAGAAGGAATAAAATGAAAAACTTAAAAAAACAAATTAACAAAATCTTGGTTAACTTTGTCGAGCAACAAAATGCTAAACAAATTAAAAATGGTGAGATAAAAGTTGAGGCTGAATCCTGCTGGGAATTGAATGGTGAAAGTTCCATAGTAAGATTGAGTCACTTAATTGCAGTTAAAACTATTGCAAATTTAGATCACCCTACTGATTCAAAAAGATTTGATATAGAATTAGTAAGTGATTACAAAGCTAACTACTTTTACAAAGGAACTAAAAATTTAGTTTCTAAAGAAGACTTTGACAAATGGTTAAATGAATTTGTTTTAGTTCCTGCTGAGCCTAGTAAACTTTCATGGGATGTTAATAATGATAGTCAGTTCCTTATTAATGATGATGGTGATAATGTTTTTATTCACTTACAAGGTTCTGCAGCAGACTTATATAATTCTGATTCTGAATTTTATCATGCACCTTTTCAATTAGCTTTAGATAAACACTTAGAAGATGCAGGAATTAATTTTGATCCTTATTCACCCTCTACTTTACAAGTGGAGGCTAGATAAATGTTTAAAGCACACTGGGTTATCTTATATTTGTTTGCTTGTTTAATAGCCGTACATATCCCACATTGGATATAATAAATAATAAAATAAAGGAGAATAGAATGACAACGAAAATATTAAAAGGCAATAATTTTGACACGTTAAAAACGTTAGACGACCAAAGTATCAATACGGTTGTAACATCACCTCCGTATTGGGGTTTACGAGACTATGGAACAGGTACATGGGAGGGTGGTGATCCAGACTGTCCTCACATGAGAACAACTAAAATAAGTGTTAACACTGCAACAGGTCACAAAGGAATGGCAGACAAAGGTCATGCAGTAGGAGATGCTATTTACAAAGATATTTGTCCTAAATGTAATGCTGTAAGAAAAGATAGCCAGCTAGGACTAGAAGACACTCCCGAACAATTTGCACATAACCTAGTGATGCTTTTTAGAGAGATACGACGAGTGTTACGCGATGATGGAACCGTGTGGCTTAATCTTGGTGATAGTTATTCGTCTGGCGGACGACGAACCACAACAAATCAATCATTACGAGGAGATAAAGATTACGGTGTCACTAGACCTGCACCCAGTGAAGGCATTAAACCAAAAGATTTAATTGGAATACCGTGGCGCGTCGCATTTGCCCTGCAACAAGATGGATGGTACTTGAGACAAGATATTATTTGGCATAAACCTAATCCCATGCCAGAGAGTGTACGAGATAGATGTACTAAAGCGCATGAATATATTTTTTTATTGAGTAAGAATGTAAAATATTATTATGATCACGAGGCTATTAAAGAAGACTGCATAACTAATGATAATTCCAATAGAGATCGTGATAACACTAAACTTAATAACACGCCAGGCAGAACAAGAATGGCTGGACTGAAAACAAATAATTACACAAAGAAAAATAAACGATCCGTTTGGACGGTGACAACGAAACCATTTAAGGGCGCACACTTTGCAACGTTCCCGATGGATTTAATTGAGCCATGTATACTTGCAGGTTGTCCTGAAGGAGGCACAGTTTTAGATCCGTTTGGCGGAGCGGGAACAACGGCTGTTGTATCTAATAAACATAATCGTAATGCTATTTTATGTGAGTTAAATGAGGAATATATTGAGATAGCAGAGAAAAGATTAGAGTCTGATTTACCGCTGTTTTCAGCCAATAATTAGATAGTTGTTGTATATAATATAATATTACATTATAAAATAGATAACAAAACAGAAAGAAGAAATTATGAAAAAAAGAAATAAAAAATTAAACGTAAATGTTTCTCTACCAAGATTAAGCTGGGTAGAAAATAATTATGAAGACGCTGTTAAGTTTTTTTTGAATGAACTTAAAATTTCTACAAGACTACAAAATACTTTAAGCATCAAAGTTCACATTAGAAAAACTGTTCTTGCAAAAGATACTTTAGGATCTTGTAATCTTACAAACAATGGATCTATTTCTACAAGAGATTTTAAAATTGTTTTAGCGGAAGATCAACCTTATTTCCAGCAGTTAAGAACTTTAGCGCATGAGTGTGCTCACGTTGAACAATCTTGTAAAAACCGTTTACAAACAAGAGTGTGGTCTTCTGATGGTCGATTACATGTTCGTTGGGAAGGAAAAGAATTAGGTGTTTGGATGCAGGATGTTTCTTACGAGGATGCACCTTGGGAGATCGAAGCAAATAAAGTAGAAGAAAATTTAGTGAGAGCATTTTACTCTCATCAACATAAAAAATAAAGGAGAAATAAAATGAATAATAGAAATGAAATGACTAAAAAAGATTGGAATGCTAAAGCAAACGAATTTAATCAATCATCATCTGATGCTTCTCAAAGAGCACGTGATAGTTTTGATCGTTGTGATACTGACGGATATTTATCGCAGTGGGCTCAAGGAGAAACTTCTCAATTAGATCGCGCAAAAGAAGATCTTTGTCGTAATGAAGGACTGCATTCTTTTGTTGGTTTATATCTTAATGACCGTCGTATTAAAGCAAAAGAAATTCTTGTTACTGATCAGTTTACTGGTAACAAAAAATCTGTGTGGCTTTTACATGATGATGAAAAAGTTAATTTTGGTGGAAAGAAATTCTTGCCTCATAATAATGGTGGAGGCAGAAGCCGTATTTTAAATGCATTTGGTTTAAAAGAATTGAATGTAGAGTCTCCTGCATGGTGCACTTTAAAAGGTCATAACGATGCAAGTTATAGTCTTTTTGTTCTTTACTTTAGGGTAGACAACGAATGGGGAGAAAACGATAAATTAATTAAGGCGCAATAAAGCGCCTTTTTAAATAAAGGATGTGGCATGAACGTGTGGAACATAGAGCCCCCTAAAGTAAAAAAATGTGTTAACTGCCATGAAGATTTTAAGCGGTCTAGTGCTGGTTTTTCTGTGGCAATAGTAGAGTATTTTTGCAGCACAAAATGTGCAAAAGAGTTTTCACATGAATGTGCAGAGCAAGGGATGAGACGATTAGGTTACTCTCTTGTACGATTTAATAAAGGAGATAGGAGAGCAGGATGAGAAATCGATTTATTTTTAATTATTTAGCGGATTTATTTTTATGGTTGTTTTGTAAGCAGACCAGGTTTGGTTTGCTTTTAGAAATACATCATGAAGATGCGGAGGAAGGTATTATTGGCTGGAAACATTATGACAGGAACATAGGAGTAAAAAGAAATGGTCGCTCAACATGCGGCCGTTCAACTTGTTCCAATTAATGCCTAAAGATTATAGAATATTATATAAAGATTTATTAAAGGAGAAGGAAAATATAATGACAAGTAATGACATATTAAAAAGAACCAATGATGAATTAAATCAAATGCATCACAATTCAATATTAAAAATTTTTGAGTTACGTGATCAATTAAAAAAACTACAACCAAAGGAAAAAAAATGAAAAAGAAAAAACAACCATCAACTCATTGTCCTCAACAAATAACAATGAGAACAAGGAAACTACTCGACCAATTATGTAAGAAAACAAAGTTATCGAGGCCTATGCAGTTAGAAAAACTTTTAGAAAAAGCAGCATCATGGTGGTAACAAACATTTTACTAGGGCTAATACTCTTAGTCCTAATAGGTATTGGATTTATGGTTTATGTAATGGGGAGAATGATTGATGAACGAAGTAAGAAGTAAAACTTTTGTTATTTACGCAAAGAAAAAACCAAAGATTCCAGGATGGTATAGACGCACATGGGACTTAATAGCAGCGCCTTCTATTGAGGAGGCAGTGAAAAATTATAATAATAAAGATTCAGATTACTTTTGTGAAAGCGCAAGAAGTCTTGATTGGTTAGAGTCATGGAGCAAGAATGACATTTAATCAGTAAAAAACTTAGGATCTTCTGTGAGGGGCTTTATAATTTTACGTAAAGCCTCTTTTCCCTCTACTAAAACATTACTCCACTCTTCTTTAGAAAA